TAACAGAAGAGAATGTACTCATAGTGTTAGAGGAACTTGTTCCCTATATTGAAGCTGATGGTGGATACCTACAGTTGTATGATATAGAGGATGGATATGTTAAGGTAAAACTCGGCGGTGCATGTGAAACATGTGCTATGAGTACCATGACATTGAAACAAGGCATAGAAAGAAAGTTAATGGAAGAGATCCCTGATGTTAAAGGTGTTGTACAGGTGTTATGATTGAAGAATACCAAACAACAGATGATGTATGCGATGGGTTACTCACACTGTTTGATGAATGCCAAGAGGTAGCACAACCAGGTAAAATATCAATCCAAGATGAGAAACACCAAGGATATGGAGTTAATGTAGTAGAATCTAGTGTAAAGATGTGTACTGATCTATTCTGGGGTGATATACCTAAGACAGGTGTTAAATCACACCCTAGGTTTAAAGATCAAGAATACTTACATCATATTACACAGTGTGTTACTGATTACTCCAATCAATACCTTAGTGGTCATCCACTTAAGATGTATGGTAACCCTAAGTTTCAATACTATAAGAAAGGAGAAGCGTTCTTTGCTGAACACTATGATGCAGGTGATCACACTCATAGGAGAGTAATAGCTTACATCACCTATCTTAACACAGTAACTGATGGTGGTGGCACATACTTTAGACACCAAGACTATACTGTACAACCAATAAAAGGGAAGACAGTATTGTTTCCACCATACTACACACATTTACATAGAGGTGTGGTATCATTAACACAAGAAAAATACATAGTAACAGGATGGTACACATGGAATCAATGATTAACGGACAACTACTATACAAAATATACAGTAGAGCAAGACAATCAGGACAACAAACTAAACCAATAAGAACTCATTACAATGCAAATACATTTGGATGATGAACAGCTACTATGTTTACAGGTGTGTTTACAGAATGCACCAACACCATATGACATATCAAAGAAAGACATCAAGAATAGTATTGTAGACATGGTAGGAGAACCACCTAAGATAGAGGTTGAACCATTAGAAATGCCATACTATGACCTGAGTAGATTTGGGATACATGATTATGGAACTTGATAGTATAGGATAGTATCCTTGTACCAGTATCCGCACACTGGTGTCACAGGGTTTTCCACAGGTATTTGTGAGATTGTGGAAAACTTTTAGAATCATTAAATAAATGGGGTTAAGGTGCTCTCAAGATGTAGTCTTAGCCCGCAACCTACCGAATGTCAAGGACGGTTGTGCCAGTCCTCAAAGTGTCACACAAACCCTTGGAATCACTTGACATTTACTTGGAGCTCCCTTATAATAACAGCATGGATCTCCAAAAGACTCGGAAACACTTGGTTGACTACTTCGTGACCTTCTGAGTCTTTTGGGATTCGCACCTTTTCCACAACCTGTGGAAAACTCAAAAGATTAAAAAATGACTTTTTAAGATTCTTGTCTTTTTAAGAAAGTTAAAAAAGTGACTTTTTAACATTTTGAGGTTTTTTAGAAAATTAAACTTTAACATGTTTGTGAAAACTTACGAAAATCTTGATAGTTCAGCTATTAACAGACTGAAAGTATCAAATAAGAGTGTATTTGTAACATATAACAGTAATATTGACAAAGAATATGAATTTAGCTGTGAAAACACAGTAGAATTCAATGATACAGTCAATAATACTGTTAACAATAAAGAATCTCTTGGTAAACTACTTAATAGTAGTATAAGAGAAGGCAAACTCGTTGATATCACTAAATAAATGCAGTATAGAGGTTAAAACACCCCAAAACCGATGACTAAGCGTTCTAAGAAAGAAGGCAACAGCAAGTACAAAGATTCAGAATGGACCAATGACGCATCTGGATACGATGTAAAGAACATACGCAGACAGACTAAACGTAAGATAACAAAATTCAAGAAAGAGAGCAAGTGGGGTGAGGACAGTTAGCAAAGTGACCACTAAGACCCCACACGGGGTCTTTTTTTGTTATTATATGAATGTGGACAGGGATGGGCATCCCATAAGCAACTGCTATTCCTTCCACACTATAAACACACAGGAGATCAAATGCCAAACTGGTGTCACAACCGTGTTTCATTCTATTCAGACAATGTTGATGAAATCTCATCAATAGCTAAGATCTTTAAGAGTGATGAAGTATTCAACACTATTCTACCATCACCAGACTGGAAGACGACACCCAACGACAAAGGCGAACTGCCTATCTTGAGAGAGATGAAATCTCCTAAGACTGGCGAAGTTTTCCACAGGACGTACGATTTTCCAGATGGCACGAATGATGACAGATGGTATTCCTGGAATAATAACAACTGGGGTACTAAGTGGGAACTGGGTGAGGTAGACTGTGAGCATGACGAAGAAACACTTGAATGTGTATTTGAAACTGCATGGTCACCACCAGAGGGAATTTATCAAGCACTGCGTGAGCAGTTCCCTGATGTTAGTATATCATGGTTCTGGGATGAACCAGGTATGCAGCAGGCAGGATACCTCAACAACTAGTCCAGTTTACAAAGTGTCCACATACCCCTTCACAGGGGTATTTTTATGTGTATAATGAAAGAGTAGTCAACCAAAAGCATTATGAGTTTTTTCAAGCACGTTCAACTTCACGAGTACGACATCACAGACCTCGGAATTACACAGGCGTGTTATGATGAACTTATCGCAGATGGTAACAACAGTGATGAGAAGCAATTACGCATTCTATCACGTGCCATGTGTGAAGAGTTCAAAGATTATATGAGACCGCTGTTCTCATAAGGCAGCTGCCTCAACCAGTTGGCAAACTGTCCACTATTGCCCCACATGGGGCATTTTTCTTTTATAATGAAGACATGAGCACATTACATCACGAATCCTTACTTGAAACCTGCTTTGACGAAGCATGGGACGAGTTCAGATCTCACAACAAACTATCTCTAAAAGAGATGGAAGAGTTATGGGACTTCTCACGTGGCACACGTGACGCCATAGAATCAACAGCACGCAAACTCTTCACGGAGGCGTGCAGATGAGTTGCACCCGTAATCTAAGCATGACCGAATCAGAGGAGGAAGTGCTAGTCAAAATGACTATGTTCTTTATTGACAACGGGTGGACAGATGATGAGAGTCAAGAGGCATTTGATTCTCTCACAGATAAGATTTGTGATCCATCTCCATTTGACTACACCTAAGGGAAAAATCCAGCTGCCCGTGGACAGTTCACAAACTGTCCATTTTTTATGGGAATGGGTCTGAAATCGTGTATTATAAGAATATGGAAATCACAGACCAGTTTCAAATCACTCTCACCTCTCAGGAATACGACCTGATCCAAGAGGTTTTCTCATTCGCTTATTCAATGGATTTTGAAGAGCACAGCGATGAGCAAATTTTCAACAGCACATGGGACAAAATCTCAAACGCTGATCACAACATCAAATTTGAAGAGGTCAAATGAATTCTTACGTTGCTGAGTTCTATCCCCAACTCATTCAAAAGGGATACACTGAACGAGAAGTGAGACAGGAGGCAAAACGTGACGAGTCACGCGAGGTTCCCGATCCTTTCAAATCCAAGTATGAGACATACGACGAGTATTTGGAAGCACTTCACGAATTCATGAACGGAATTTAAACCAGTTGACAAACTGTCCCAAGCACCCACACAGGGTGCTTTTTTATTGCTATATTAGAAGAGTCAAACGAATACACACTTATGACAGCATCTGCAGCAACACCTAAGGCACGCAAAACAAGAACACGCAAACCAAGGGCAACCGCAGCAGTCAAGACAGTTACTAAGGCAGCAGTGAAAAAAACAGTCATCAAGACTACATCACCCCGCCGCCCTAGCACTGCCAAACTCATCAACTCATCACGCTACATGCAAGACATAAAGCAAAGATGGGCAATACATGAGTTTGAGATCAACGCCCTAGCTAATGACCTTAAGAAAGGTTTTACCATGGTTCAACCATATGGTCAGCAGTTAGTCAACCAGTTTAAGAACTGACACACACGCACCCCACGGGGTGCTTTTTATTTGTATAATAAAAGAGTAGTCAACCAAAGCATTCCACTCATGAGATTAATTGAACGTCAGATGAACCGCGCAATCAGAAACAACTCTGATTTCAGAAAGGATAACACAGAGGTCGTGAACATTCGCGGCAATGCATTTGTATACCTACACGGTAATCACATTGCAACTGTATCAAATGATTCAATGCAAATCTTTGACGGCGGTTGGCAGTCAGTCACAACCAAGTCAAGACTGAACGCCCTATGCTATGAGTTCGCATATGGTTGCGGCGTATTCCAAAGGAAATTTGAGTGGTTCATTTCAACCCGTGCTGGTGACGTTGATTTTGTTGACGGTTACGAGTTACCGCTGGCGACTTGATGGCACACTATTCAATGCCCCATCTCCCAAAACTTAGAACAGAGGACCGCCTGGTCCATTATGATCTAATCGGGAAGATGGGGTCTTCTCTTATAAATCTTTTGAAGGAACAATTTTTTAACAATGACAAACGTTAACACCTGGGCAGTTCAGCCCGCCAGCTGGTCCAAATTTGATGAGCACGGCGCGGTGTACTGTGCAGACATTGACACAGCATACAAAGTTTGCAGCTCAATTGCTGGCGAGGGTGACCAGGTAATTTACAAGCTAACACATGGCGACCCTATCAAGTGGGTACGTGTGACAGGCAACGAACTGGTCCAATCTGCATAGATTTCTGCACACCCCGCCCTATAATAAGAACATGAACAAAACCAATTCACTCAAAACTTATCACGGCGGACGTGTTCTTGCTAATGAATCAGCAATGAGAGATCCAGCGGTTGTTGCCATGTTTGCAGCAATGGAAGAAAGAAACTGGGAAGACCTAAAGCACCCCAGTGGACACTTCGGATACTGGAACATCAGCGACAGACATTAGTCGCTGATCCATTATAATAAGTACATCACATTCAAAGCACCCATGACCTCAACCTATCAAACTCAAACAACCGACACATCCTACAACGGTTGGACAAATTATGAGACTTGGAACGTTGCCCTATGGTTAGGCAATGATGAGGGCATGTATTCTCTAGCAAAGAGAAAGTCTTCCTATGATGAACTCATCCCAACACTTGAGAGCATCTATGGACAAATCACACCCGACGGCGTGAGATGGATGGACCCCAGCATCAACACATGTGAAATGGATGAGATGCTAGCAGAATTATAACATTCTGCCTCTGGGCATCCGTAAGACTGGCAGGGGTTGCGTTCACTATTCGCATTTAATTTGAACCTCAGCAAACATAAGTCCCAGACCATGTGTGTGTTTACTACAAAAGACAGAGGGGCAGTAATATGCCCCTTTTTTATGCCCCTTGATGCCCCCAAGCGGCGATGGGACTCCTAACCATTCACTAACCTACAAAAGTATCCAGACGACAGATAAATATATTTTGAAAATGGTTTTAAAAAACCCCAAAATCCAAAAAAATTTTCCTGGTAAAAAATGCCCCAAAAAGTTGATTATACAGACTACGATGAAATCCTCGCAAACTTTGATTCGTTCTGCGATGACTTTGAAAGTCGTGCGTCTAACGCCTACCTAAAAGGAGACCAAAATGATGGAAGAGTTACAAAAGAAATTGAGCGAGCAGGAAACGACGCTCCTATGGCTGTCAGAGAAGTTGACGAGCCTGGACCAACGAATCTCGCAGCTGGAGCGACCAACGTTGATGTACAAGCGTCCGACTTCTGAGGATTACGAGACGATATCACAAACACTTGATTATCTTCATAATAATATAGAGGGTCTCAAAGGAGATCTAGCAAAAACACAAAGAGGAATGAGGTAATATGGGACAACCAGCAGCAAGAGTAGGAGATAGTGTTTTCACAGGACATGGATGTTCTACTACTACAAAGATCGTATCAGGTCTTGATCAAGGCAGAGTTCTCATAGAGGGAGAACCTGCAGCAGTGGTAGGAATGGAGATGGAAGCTCATACCATCACTAATCCTGGACTTACACCTCCATGCGTTTCTCACATTGGTCCAGTGGTCAATGCAGGATCTGCAACGGTTTTAGTAGGTGGGAAACCACTTGCCAGAACAGGCGATAGTGCAGACATGGGGGCAATCACTGGAGGATGCTCTACCGTCCTTGCAGGTTAGCAAGACCTGTGTTATAATTTTAAAGTATTCAAAAGGTATTAATGGCAAAAGCAAAAGCATCGCTGACAGGGCAGAACTTCGTTGAAGCAATCCCCAAGAAAACTCGTCAGGGTATGGGGAAGCACTCAAAGTATTCTGCGACCTCTGCGAATGGGAAGAGGAAGAGATATAGAGGTCAGGGGAGATAATGTTGTTTCTAATATCAATAATGTCTTTTGCAAATTTTGTATTCTATCCGTTAGTGATAGCTACAATCATTGCATTTGTTATTGAGTCAATCTTTAGATCACAGGACAAGGAACCTCAAGTGTTGAGGTCTATGGCAGTTAGGAAGTATTTCTGGAGACAAGCATGGTTATTCAACATCATTTGGTTTGTTGGGTATTTCATACTTCTAGTTACTAACAGACCAGGAGTACAACAGATGCCCGATATGATCTGGCAAGGATAACTTTTCTCCGAGCACCGAAAAACGCCGACCTAAATATTACTATTCCTCTTATTATATCATGTACCAAGCATTGCCTAAAGAGCTTCATGTAAAAGATAGTCCTATAGCAGGGCAAGGTCTTTATGCAAAGGAAGATATAGAAGCAATGATGTATCTTGGTATATCCCACGTGGTAGTGGATGAAGATATTATGAGAACGCCTCTAGGAGGTTTCATAAACCACAGTGAAGACCCCAATTGCGTTAAATGGTATGAAGAGGAAGAATGGGGGAAGATCTATCATATGAAGACGATTAAACCCATTAAGAAGGGTGAAGAGCTCTTTCTTAAATACACGTTCTATTCAGTAACCTAATGGCATTACCAGAAATCCCTTATGATGAATGGTTTGACACTAAGTACAAATTTGAACCCCACCCTTACGATAATTGGCCAATGGCAACTGATAATAAAAAGAAAAAGGATAAGGATGTAGAAGCAGAGATAAGTCTTCATGAGAAGATGTATCGTCTAGCAACAGAAAAACATAACCCTTGGGGATCTGAGGGGTTCCATACAGGAGGATTACATGACAAATGATTTCTTAGATAATCTTGCTGCACAGCAATATTTAAAAATGCACGACAAAAAACAAATGATCACTGAAGTAGAAAGTGATATCTATCAACGTAAAAAGGGTAAGAGAAAAGATGTAAGTGAAGGAGAAATTTTTGAAAAAGAAGATTATTGCGAAGGAGAGTTTATACCAGGTTTCCACGACTAGTGATAAATAGAAACAGCCTTGCTGTGTCTAAATGCCCACCTTTCAGACATTTAAAGATCTGAGTATTACATTCAAGAAACATCCTGTATCCGATGATTTGGTACAGGTGAAAGATAAGGCAGCTGTTGTGCAAGCAATTACTGCCTTAATTTTGACGTATAAAGGGGAAAGACCATTTCAACCTGAATTAGGATGCGATGTTAAGAACATGTTGTTTGAACCATTAGACTATGGTTCCGCAGTATTAATTAAATCTGCTATCCGAGAAACTCTTGTTCGTTACGAACCTAGAATTGATATAGACGATATTGTTTGTACACCAGATTATGATACTAATGGTTACCAAGTTGAATTGTGGTATACCATTATTGGTAGAGAGGACGCACCAATAGCTGTAGACTTCTTCTTAGAGCGTACACGATAATGCCTTATACTCAGGTTGCCAATTTAGACTTTGAGGATATCAAAGTTGCTCTCAAAGATTATATGAGAGCTCAAACGGATTTTACTGATTATGATTTTGAAGGATCGGCATTATCCAACCTAATTGACGTATTAGCATATAATACGTACTATACGGCGTTTAACACTAATATGGTAGTCAATGAGTTATTCATTGATTCTGCCACCTTAAGAGACAACGTAGTAGCGATTGCGAAGCAACTAGGGTACAGACCCAAAAGTGCTACCTCTCCTACTGCGTATGTCTCTTTTAATGTGACTTACAATAACCCAACAACCGATACAGAGATAACTCTTAAGAAAGGAACAGGATTTATTGCGACTTATGACAATAATGTATATCAGTATGTTACACTTGATGATGTAAAAGGACAGGTTGTTAATGATGTTGCAACATTTACTGACATTCCTCTTAAAGAAGGAACACAACTTGTCAATACATTCAATATTAATTCATCATTAAAGAGTCAGAGATTCATTCTTGACAACCAAAATATTGATACCAACACAATTAGAGTAAAGGTATACCCAACTGGAGGTAGCTTTAGTGAACCATACCTTATAGCAGATAATATTTTAGGTGTTGATGGAACTTCAAAAGTATTTTTCCTTGATGAGATAGAAGATGAGAGATATGAGATCCTAGTGGGTGACGGGGTTCTCGGCAAAAAGTTAGATAACAATGCAAGAATTGAAGTTTCTTACTTAACAACATCAGGTCCAGAGAGTAATGGAGTAAGAACTTTTGTCTTCTCTGGTGTATTAGAGAACGTAAATGGAAGTACACCTGCTATTAGTGTTAGTGTAACTTCTGCAGTTGCATCTGCTGGTGGAGAGGAGATTGAGAGTACACAAAAGATTAAGTATACTGCTCCTAAAGCATATGGCACACAGGAGCGTGCTGTAACCGCCCAGGACTACGAGGCAATCGTTCGGAAGGTATATCCTGCCACCAGTGACATTATCATCTTTGGAGGGGAAGATCAGGATCCACCTGAGTATGGAAAAGTATTCATTTCATTAAAACCAAAAGATGCAAGTTACATTACATCCTTGACTAAGAATGAAATTGTAAAAGAATTAAAGCAATATGTGGTTGCATCTGTAGAACCTAAGCTAGTTGATCCTTCTATTCTATATGTTGAGATGAATAGTAAGGTCTATTACGATGGATCTGCTACTGACCAGACAACATCACAGATTAGAGACAAGGTTATTGGTGGTGTACAGTCTTATCTTGATACTTCTGATACTGAGAAGTTTAATGGTAAGTTCAGATATAGTAAGATGGTAGGTGTGATTGATGATGCAGATCGTACTATCAATTCTAATCTAACTTCTCTTACAATGAGAAAGGATTTTTATCCATCTCTTAACTCTACCTTCTTTTATGAAGTATGTTTCCAAAATGAATTTGATCAGGACTGTGATGATCCAGTCTTGTCTACCACTGGGTTTAGAGTAACTGAGTATCCTAATTTTGACGTTTATCTGGAGGACAGGGCAGGCAAAATTGTCCTATATAGACTAGATAGCGTAACTGGTGAAAAGGTTGTCCTTGACAGTGAAGTTGGCGATATTGATTATGTAAAAGGTGAATTGATGATGTACGATTTAACTATCATTAAAGGTAGTTTCTTTGATAATCGCATTTCTGTTAGAGTAAAACCCAAATCCAACGATATCAAGGCACTCCGTGAGGTTTATCTTGACGTTGATGTTGCTAATTCATCGTTCACTGCATACAAAGAGTAAAGTAAATGCCTGCTGTAAAAACCAAGAGAATTTCCACTCTAATTGAAACGCAGCTTCCAGCTTTTATTACTGATGAATACGAACTCTTTAGTAAGTTCGTTCAAAAGTATTATGAAGCACAGGAGGTACAGGGTGGTACGCTGGATATTATCAGCAATCTACAAAAATATGCAGATATAGATTATTATGAACAAAATCTTCTTAGACAGTCTGATATCTTGGACACTAGTATTTCTGCTAGTGATGATACAATTGTACTACAAGATGCGACGAGCTTTCCAAAGAAAAACGGATACGTAAAAATTGATGACGAGATTATCTTCTACGGATCTAGAACAGATACCCAGTTAAATGAGTGTTCTAGAGGCGTTAGTGGAAATACCTCACTAGGAGACCTATACGAGTCTAGCACTTTCTCTAGCACCACTGCGGCGTCACACAGTACAGGTGTGAATGTATATAATGTAAGTAATCTATTCTTATATGCATTTGTAAAGAATTTTGAGAATCAGTACCTAGGTTCTTTCCCTGAGAAGTATCTAAAGGGAGAAGTAGATAAGAGAACTCTTATTAAGAACATTCAAAAGTTCTACAAAGCTAAGGGAACTAAGAGTTCTATTCAATTCATTTTTAATACTGTTGTTGCTAAGGATAGTGATAACAAACCAGAAGTATACAAACCAAGAGATTTTACTTACAAGTCATCAGAATCTGACTGGATTAATGTTTATGCATTAAAATGTAAGGTTGTTAGTGGAGATCCTAAGAATTTAATAGGTAATAAGATTTCACAAGTATCTACTGCAGAATATGGGTATGCAGATGCTATTGTTGACAATGTAAATTCTGATGGTACAGCAGACAACGAAAAGATTTATAATATTGTTCTAGCTCCTGAAACTGTTAATGGTCAATTTGCTATTTCCACCAAAACTAAACTTGCGAAATCCCTGTCAGGGACTGCGATCTCAGGGGATAGAATTAATGTGTCTTCTACCCTTGGATGGGAGACTACTGGATCTGTATTAATTGGTGAAGAGACTATTACATTCAGTGAGAAGAATGTAACACAGTTTATTATTGATGAAAGACAAGCACAAGGAGCTACGGTTCATCCTGTTGGGACATCTGTATATAAACCAGTCACAATTTCTGGAAGTGGTGTAACACTATTAACTTTTGGTGTTGTTTATAATTTAAAACCACAGAATTCACAACCATATTCTAGTCCTGGTGATGACATTCAAGTTTCCAATCCAGGATTTGAAACTGATGATCCTAAAATTGTACAGGTAGGTACTAATCAAACAAGATGGGTAATTAATCAAGGTACTGCACCTGTCATTCCAACATTACCATCTATTCAATCATCCTTAAGTCAGTTAACTACTGATGTATCTTCCATTTTTGAGGATGATCAATATTACTATATCACAAGTTCTAGTTTTCCATCATATAAAATTTTAGATGGATCAACTGTAAACGAAAATCTTCTTGATCAAAGAATACTCCGTATCATCAGGAAACAATCTACAAGGACTACAGAGATCTATCCAACTCCTAGAAGAGATGTTGGTATCCTCCTAAACGGTGTTCCTGTCTACGGTTTCAAGGATTATGATAGTATTCGTTTTGGTAAACTAGAAGAAATCAAAATTAACACACAAGGTAGAGGTTATGAAAAACCACCTTTTGTATTAGTTGATCAGGTTCCAAATAAAGCAAGAGCTGTTCTTTCTGGTCAAGTTGTAGAAAGTATTATTGTTGATACTGATGACATCTTCCCAAGAACTCCAGATGTTACTATTACATCTGGTCGTAATGCATCTGTTCGTGCAGTTGTAACTGGTGGTAAAGTAACAAGTTTAATACTTGATAATCCTGGTGAATTTTATTCTTCTCCACCAATTGTAAGAATTTCTGATACTGCTGGTAGAGGAAGGTTTGCTGATTATGAAGCAGTTGTTAATACTGATGGAAACATAACTGGATTTAACAAACGTGGTGAAGGAAATTTCTATAAGCAGAATTCTGTTAGAGTAGATATCATTCCTGTTGGTGAAGATGCAGATGGTATTCCTTTATTAAAAGAGTGGAACTTTAATAGATTTAATAAATTAGAAAACAATCTTGATACTGAATATGGTTATATCTTCCAGAATTATAACAATGCATTAGATTATGGTTATGGTCATGTTGCCAACCCAAAAGCTTTACGTGTTGATTTAAACGACAATATTAACAGTGCAGGAACTGAGCCTACTGTAAAGACACACTCACCAATCATAGGATTTGCTTATGATGGTAATCCTATTTACGGTCCATTCGGACATCAGGATTCATTAGATTCTACTTCATCAATTGTGAGAATGACTTCTGGATATTCTTTAGGTGGAAGTCGCTCTAATGGTCCATCGTTATCTGAGTACCCTTTGGGTAGTTTCAATAACGATTATACTTACACTCATAAGAGTGGTACCTTAGATCAAAACAATGGAAGATTTTGCACCACCCCAGAATTTCCGCAAGGAACTTATGCTTATTTCATTACTGTTGATAGTAATCAAGTACCGCAATACCCATATATTATAGGAGAGAACTTCTATTCCCTACCAGTAGATAGTAATTATAATTCCAATATTAATCAGGATGATGTTCCAAAGACTTCTAAGCAATATTATGTTCCTGGAATGCAAGGAAATGGAGAAGGTGTTATTGCAAAAATTGCAGAGGTTAGTTCTGGTACAGTTGATGAAGTAGAAGTTTTAGAATCTTCTTCTAACTTTTCAATCAATTCTCAAATTTATTTTGATAATAGAGGAACAGAAGGTTCTGAAGTAGAAGCTATTATTTCTTCAGTTAAAGGTAAAGACGTTTCTTACCTAGAATCAAAAGAAACTAAGGTAGTAAAACTTACTACTATTCAAAGTGCATACTTATTTGCAGATGATACATTATCACAACCTTCATCTGGTGCATCTGGTTCTATTGTCGGTACTGTGAAGAATGATAATACAATTGTACTAAGAAATGTTAGTGGTACATTTGATAATACTGGTACTTTCTCAGCTGCAATTAAAACATTTACAATTTTACTAGATCAAAGAAGTTCATATACTAAAGGTGCAACATTAAGTCTTACTGATGGTGTTAATACACCTATTGCAACTGCTGAGGTATTGGAAGGTACATCCTCTCAAAACACAGTCCAGATCAAGGTTCTTACAGGTACATGGATTGTAGATAATACATATTTCTTACAATCTGATGATTTGTTTAATACATCTGGAACTAGGATTGAAAAACTAACATCATTGAGTGATGGACTGGAACCATTTGAAGTTAATCAAAGTGTAGCATTAATTGAGACAGCATCAAATCATGGATTGGGAGTTGGAGATAAAGTAACAATTGATATTAATCCTAATGATGTAACTAAACTTAAGACTTATTATTTAAGAAAGAGATTATATCAAGAAGCAGTTCTAATACCTCCTACTGCAGCTACTACTATTAATTTCACAGGAATAGGAAGATATGAAATCCTCAATGGTGGTGCTGACTATACTCCTGGTACTTACACTGGTGTTGCTTTCACTAGTGGATCGGGATCTGGAGCAACTGCTACCTTTACTGTTTCTGCTGCAGGGGTAATTTCTAATATTCAAATTGAAAACGGTGGTTCTGGATATGCGAGAGGTGATTATCTATCTGTTGCAGATGAAGACTTAGTAAGATCTGGTGCATCTACATCAACAGCAAGATTGACTTTATATGTTGGACATGTTGGTGTTCCTGCTGGTGGTACAGAAGTTACAGTTAAGAGTGTATTGGGTTTTGCTGCTAACGATTTAATTGAAATTGGTGAAGAAATTGTAAAGGTTGAAAGTATTACTGGAAATACTCTTAATGTAGTTAGAGGACAAGAAGGAACTAATGACGTTGATCACTTTGATGGACAAGAAGTAGTATTGTATAACCCACAATATAATTTTACTAATAACTATCAAATCTTTAGTGGTAGTAATTCTGGATATATTCAGTCTTATGATCCAGTAACTCATAAAATCAATATTGTATATGATTACGGTACTATTAAATCTACAGCTAACGAAGTAGTATTAAGTTCTAGTTTCTTTGATAGTAGTAATCCTCAAAGACTAGTCTCTATTAGATCTGCATCGGATATAGTTTATAATTTTGAATTCTCAGAAGACAATAGTACATTTGTACCAA